AGGCCCCGACTACCAGCCAGAACCCCTTATCAAGAGCATAATGGATGACACCGCGACTGATAGTCACTTGCTCAACGGCCGTGACTCGAAGAGCAAGGGCGGAGTGTTCCAGATCGTAACGATCCATTCGCCGGAACAGCGTAATCATGCGCTCCTCAATTCGGGCGAGTTCTGTCACGACTTTCGTCAGTTCATCAATCTTTTCTTCTATCCGGTCGAGTCGGCGGTCTTCCACTGTTATCTCCATGACTGCTATTCCTTGAATGAGTGAAGGGCGGGGCCGATTAAGACCCCGCCACTCAATCAGGTTGAGGCAGTCGTTGCGCCGACAGTGGTGGTCGGAGCGATGGAGGGCTTGCCGAGGACGGCGAGGATTTGCACCTCCGCGTCGGTCAGCGTGGTCCCCGTGACGAGAGCGCGAACGTAGCGCTTGTTTCCGATATAGCCGACGCCGTTCTTGAGAATATCGTCGTTGGCATCAGAGGTCACCGCGACAGTCGTTGCACCGGTGCTGTTCTCAACGAGATCAGCAGTATCGACGTCAGCGAAGTCCGTGGCCACGGTGGTGTCGGAGTGCTGGAGCTTCATCGTGAAGCCCGAGGCGGTGCCCGCGTCCGTGACGGTGCCGGTCTCAAGGAAGACCGTCAGTGCATCAAAGCCCAGCCGATCAATCAAAGCCGAGGCGTTCGCGGTAGTGCCGGAGAGCGTTTGAACGGCTCCGCGGATCAGTTGGATGTTCGAGATCATGTCGCGCATTTGATTTACTCCTTCAGCGCTGGTGGGGCAGGATCACCCCGAAAGTGGGAGGGCTGGAATTAGCCCTCCCAAGGACCGTTAAGATCAGGCGGCGAACTTGAGGATGTTGATGGCCTCGAAGTTCACCACATCGCCGCCAACTCGCTTCGTCGTGTAGAATTTGACGTAGGGCTTGGCGGTGAAGGGGTCACGCAGGACGCGGATGCCGAGGCGGTCCACGATCTGATAGGCCTGGGCCATGTCGCCGAAAGCGATGCCGAGCGCGCCCGTGGTCGTGTAGTCCGGCATGTCATCGAACGTGGCGGCAGGGTAGCCGAGCAGCGTTGCAGGCTGCCCAGCAGCAATCGCCGGTTGCCAGATGTAGCTGCCATCCGAGTTCTTAAGCAAACGGACGCCGCCAGTCGTGGTCCGGTTCATGAACCAGACGCCGTTGCTGCGATAGCTGGTCTTCAGGCCGTAGACCATGGAGATCAGCTTGTCGCCACCGGCTGGAGCAGCCGCAAAGCCGCCATTGACGCCGGTGGAGAACTGCACGATGTTGCCGGGGTTCGTCGAGCCTGCGGTATAGGTCAGGAAGCCGCGCGGCTGACCGACGCCAGTGCCATTGACGAAGGCCGCGTTTTCGGTCCGCGAGAACTTCTCGGCGACTTTCGCGGCCAGCCAGCTTTCCATGTCGATGTAGGCGTCATCGAGGAGTTTCTGCGTGGCGCGCGGCTCCGCGTATTGCTCATGCACGGGGATGCGCCAAGCCTTGAGCTGCGGGGTCGAGGTTTCGGCCCTCGAGCCGGTTTCGCTGACCCAGCCAGACGCGGCCTCGTCGAGGTCGAACAAGCCCTCGAGCGCGTCGGTCGAGATGACCTGCACGGAAGCGTATTGACGGACCGGAGAGGTCTCATACTGCTTCATGACGATCCGGCCCGAGGTGTCGGGGTCAACAACGTAACCGCCGTCGGGGTCGGAACCGACCGAGAGGGCCTTGGTTTCGTCGCCCGACAGGACGCGATCATCCTTGCGCAGATACTCGAAGAAGGCCGCTTTGTAACCCTGAGCATCATCGTTGGTGTAGGCCGCAACTGAGGTGCCGCGACGTTTCGCGTTCATGTTGGCCCAGGCCAGCGACTTGCGATCGAGCTCAGCCTGATCGACTTCCACGCCGTTGACGGAGAGGTGCTTGCGGCGCCCAGCGGCATACAGCCGGTCGATGTGCTCTTGCTTCGTGTTCAGCTCATCGTTGATCTTCCGCAGCTTTTCCTCGATCAGCGGATCGACGACACCCTTGACTGCGGCTTTGAGCTGCTCGTCGTGGGCTTCCTTGAACTGCTCGAAACCCGATTTGATCTCTGCAACGGCCTGCGTGACCTGTGCGAGATCGAGTTCATCCTTAGCCATTTGAAATACTCCTTTTGAGGCTCTGGATTTCCTTGAGCAAGAGGGCGAACCCCTCCTGCACTCGATCGTCTGGCTCGCCAGCATCACGCTGGTCTTTGGCAAGACGAGATTTCGCCTCCTCGAAGCCGTGTGAGGCGACAAGTTTGGCGAAGGCGGACGGAACACCTGCGTTGCGCAAAATGGTCTCGACCTCCCGCGGGGACTGGAGCTGCTTCACGTCAGTCACGACAGTCAGCGGGTTCATGGGGAAAGTGACGATGGAGATTTCGAAAAGATCGGCCGCCTTGATCTGGCGGACAGTCCCTTTCGCTCCTGCGACACGATCTGATTCAGTAACGCGGTAGCCGATTGACAGGCCGTCAATGGCTTTGTGCTTCATGAGGACGTGAGCCTCAGCGCCGCGTTGAATTTCGGTAAGGACACGGCCGGAGGCCTTAAGGCCACGAGCGTCGTCGCCCAGCGCTTCCCAAACCCCGATGATTTGCGAGGGGTCATGCTGCCACAGCATCTTAGGGAGCGGACGGCTGCCGTCGAGGGCGGATTTGAAAGCACCCGGCAGGACAACATCATTGCCGTAGTCCACGTTGGTGTAAACAGAAGCATAGCCGGAAATTCGACCGTCCGCGCCAAACTCTTTGGTCTCGAAAGCGAAGGGGACGTATTTAGTTTGGTATTCCTCATCCCGGTCCATATCAGGCCCTTTCGTAAAGTTGGATGCAGCGGCAGTTGATGATGTTACCGGCAGAACCGCTCGGATCGCCGGGGAACATCAGATGCTCGAAACCGCCGCCGAGGTGCGGGACGAGGAAGTGGTCGTCAACGCCGACGGAGGTTTGATCCATGACGCGGTGGTTGAAGGCAGAGATTTTACCGGCCCCACCGAAGTCTCGCGTGTGGAGGTCGTTGACCGCGTTCCAGACCTTGCGCAGGCGGACAGATGATCGACGGGCGAATTGCCAGGATGCGAACTGCGTGGCGGAGTGGATTTCCGTGCGGGAGATAAGAAGACCGCGGATACCTGAGACGCCGGGAATGTTATCGAGCAACTCGGCGTAGGTTTCATCAGCAGCTTGCCCGGCAAGAAGCCCGCCCGAGAGGGAGGCGCGGATTTGGCGCTGCGTGGTGTCGAGGATTTGCTGCGCGATGCCGGGACGGTAACCGCTGACGTAGTTCTCGATGAGGTTGGAGAGGAGGTCATCGGCCTTCGCGGCCGGAAAGCCGTCCGCGTATTCCTCAGTGAAAGCGGCGTAGGTCTGGCGGATCGAGGTGGCCCAAAGATCAGCGAGGACGGACTGCAAATCACGGGCCATCTGCGGGAGGATGACGTGAGCAAATCCGCCCTGAATTGCGTTGAGGGCGTATTCGCGGGCCGCGGCCTCAAGCGGAGGAGTGAGGCGGGGAGCGAACTCTGCCTCAAGCTGATCCATCAGGGCAAGGAAGCGTTCAGCGGCCATAGAGCAAGCCTTTCACGTCTTCAGTGCCGGGCTTCGGCGGTTCCGGCTGTGCGGCCTTCCGAACCTCGGCCATGAGCATATTGCCGAGCGGCGCTGGAAGCGGGTCGTAGCCCTTCAGGCCGCGTGACTCGTTGAGAGTGAGGTCCTCGGAATTGTCGGCCATTTCCCAGAGTTTCTGGCGCTTGTCCGCGATTGCTTCGATTTTGTCTTTGTTCGGGCGGAGCTCAACGTCGCCGAAGTAAGGGCCGAGCCAGGCGGACAGTTCGGCGGCCATGAAGCTGACGAAGGGGAGAAGGGTGTCCTCGTAAAAGCCGAGCCTGGCCTCGCGGTAGTTTGCGTAGGTATTGTCGCCGGGAATGTTGAGGAGGAGCGGGGGAACGCCGAACGCGAGTGAGATATCGCGGGCGGCCGAGTCCTTGATGCGGAGGATTTCCATATCGACGGGGGAGAAACCCATCTGCTTCCAGTCGAGGCCGCCCTCAAGCAGCATTGGGCGCCCGGCATTTTGTGGCCCGGAGTGCTTGCTTTCGATCTCGGTCTTCAGGCGGGCAAATTCTTCATCGGAGAGGGAGACGTCCTTGTTCACGACAAGTGCGCCTGAGGGCCTGGCCGAGTTCTGGAGGAGCGATTGTATCCAGCCCATTGCCGCGTTGTGCTGATCGACAGCGAAAGCGGCCGCCTCAACGGGGGACTGCCCGGCCCAATCGTGGAGCGGGTTGAACATCGAGGTGTGGAGAATGTCGGAGTCGCCCGTGATTTCATCGGCCGGAAAGCTAACTGAGCGGCCGTTGGCTTTGTAGAGATAGCCGGAGGGGAGGCCAGATTTACCCATCTGGACAGTTACTCGATCAGGACGGAGTGGCCAGAGTTCTTTGATCTGGGAGCCGCCCATGACACGCTCGTCGAAGCCGCTTCCTGAGAGCAGGAGATAAATGATACGAGCCTTCCACCAGTCAGCGCCGGACTGCATGGGGTTCGGCCGCCGAAGCAGGTCGAGGATCGGATGCGCCTCAAGTTGCTGATCGCCTGACCACGCTTCCCACTCGATCGTGGAGACGGCGGTAGCAATCTTGTTCACGGCCTGATAGGCCACGACGTTGACGCGGTAGGCCTCCTTAGCGAAACTGACAAAATCGCGCTTGGTCCACTCGGCAGCTTGCGCTCCGGTCATATGGAGCGAGTAAGCGCGAGACGCTTTGGTCTCAAACACAGGCTCGGCCTTACGGGAGAAGAAGGGGAGTTTCATAGGACGCGCATCCTCGGGCGAGAGCGAAGGCGGATCATCGGCTCGAGGGCGTAGCGGAGGGAGTCGATGCAGTGGTTGTTCTCGTCGAGCAGGTCGGGGAGAATGTCGCCCGACAGCCGATCGACTTTGTAGGAGTAGGCCCGGAACTCACGGGCAGTTTCAGGGCAGTCAGGGTGGATGACTACGCGGTCGAAGGATTTGATGTAGGCGATACCGTCCTCGACTGAGCCTGGGCCCTTCTTTGCTGCTTTGATCCCCGGCATACCGCCGCCCTTGAGGAGGGAGATGGACTCAGGCCGGGCCGAGTCAGCGCGGACCTGATGGAGGCAGATTTGGGGGATGCGCTCCGCGAGGAACTGAACGGTGTCGTTGAGCTCCAGCTTCTTCTTGACCGCCTCGCGCCGAATGTAGAGCGTTTTGCCCTTGATGTAGGATTGGGTCGCAGCGGTCGGGTCTTGTGAGAAGCCGAAGTCGAGGCCGTGATACGGGCCATCGAAGCTGCTGTCGGTTTTGAAATCATCAACCTCGAAAAGGCCGCGGAAGACTTGAGCGTCCGTGATGACGAGATAGGCGCCCTCCCAGATGTGGTCGTAGGTGTCGGGGCGCTTAGTGTAGTCTTCCAGCCGCTCGGCGTTGAGCGTTTCAGGGAACCACGGGTTGTCGCGCCAATTGAGCTCAACGAACTTCCCATTTTCCGGCGGCTTAACGCGGAAGCGCTGATTTGTGGCGGAGGTCTCGGTCTCCGGGTTCCACGTCAGCCAGATTTCGGAGGACCAGCCGGGCCCCTCGTCACGGACGGTGGGGATGAGTTTGCGCCAAGCGGCCTCGCTGACGTTCTCGGCCTCATCGACCCAGGCCCGCAGGATGCGGGCCTTCGATTTCACGCCGTCGAGATTGTGGCGAAGGCCAGTAAAGCCGTATTTGATCCGGCCGTCACGGGAGCGGATGTATTTTTCGCCGATCTCGTAGTATTTGGTCAGCCAGTCCACGGAGGTGATGGCTTGCTTGACCTCCTCCATGGAGCTTTCGTCGAGGGAGTTCAAGTGCTCGCGGGCGCAGAGCATCATGCCGGAGATGCCAGCCCGGCCGAGCCGGTAGCCGTCAATCGCGGTCATCAGGGCAAAGCCCCGAGTTTTGGCCGAGCCACGACCGCCGTAA